CCAGTGTCGTCAGCCCCAAGACGAACAACCACCTGACCCAACGCCTGAAGATCGAGAGCTTCTTCTTCATCTCGGTTCTTTCCGACAACAGCCTTCACACTGCCCACGAAATGGGCCTCAAGTGATCGTCCTGCGCCATGCGGGTGCTCATACCCACCGCCGAACTGGTTGTTTTCCTTCGGAAGCGTGGAGCCGATCTCCATGCTTGTAAAGCCTTCTTTAGTCACATCAAGGCGGGTCGTGTTGTATTCATGCGGAAAACGAATAGCGAGTGCGGAGGCAGCCAAACGCGCTTCGGCGTGATTGTCCGAATCTTTAACGGCCATGTAGCTAGAATCGACATCGGCACCGAAACGTCCCTGCGAAGTGTATGGAAATAGAACGGGCTTGAGTACGAAGCCGTATGTTCCTTTGTCAAATCGGTTGTAGCCAACGAGTGTGCCCGCCGCTTTCTCCATGATGAACGCCCGTCGTTTCGGAGTCGTACCCTCATTTAGGGTCGGGCCGATAGGAGTTTTCGTGGTGTCGAACGGGTGGTCAATACCTTGTTTAACAAGATAGGTTTGATTGTCCGCTTGAACATTAGGGATGACCGATGGCGGACTCGTTGTAATTGTAGTGGTCTCGCCCGTGACTGGAAGAGCACCTAACGAGGTGCGATCCCAAGGGGATTGAGTGGTGCCGAGAAGCTGGTCAAACAAATCCGTTTGCAGAAGCTCCGCTGGCATCGGATAGTCGAGGGCAAATTCTTGTGTGAGTTCGGTGTTCTCAACGAACGGAATCACGTCTTGCTTGCCATTTACATATCGGTCGGTAGGTTGTGTACCGGGGGCGAGATAGTATATGTACTGATAAGTGCCGTCAGGGAGTTGGGCGGGTTTTATGTTTGAGGCATTGGGACGATTTACCGTGCCGTGAAAGTAGACACCCGCGTCTGAGTATCCGACTCGCCGACCCGTAATCTGCGTCCACTGCCTGCGTTCTGGGTCCAGACGGTCGCGGCTGAAATCGTATCCTGACCGATCCCATGCGGTGTCGATCTTTTCCGTATAGCCGCCTGTGTAAGAGGAAGTCTTCTGACCCGGGTATGCCTTCCGATACGTGCCGCGAAGACGGTCGGATTGCCCTTGAATTACTGTACCCGAAACTGGACGAGTGGCGATAGCGTCAAGGGCTTTTGTGACGTTGCTCGTAATCCAAGCGATGATGGCGACTTGACTGAATCCCTGCGAATACACCGTGTGGCACGCCACACAGGTTGAGAACTGCTCGGGCATGTGCATGACAGTGGCTTCGACCGAGGAGTGCTCACTGGGGAAGATGTTGACTTCTTTGTAGACCGTGCCGTCACGAATATCCTGAAGTGTCAGGTTGATGCGTTCTTGATCGACCGACAACACTCGCCCAATGAAAATTTCATACGAGAGTTGGGCTCGTCCGCGATCCAAAGGACCCGGGTTGTAGTTGTTCGAGTTGTCCTGAACGTAATTCATTAAGTGTTCTCGTTTGTAAGCGCAATAGAATTAGGCGTTTGGGCCTCATTCAATGCCTCTAGCGTAGCCTGAGTGGGCGCAACGCTTCCAGTTACTAATACGCTGATTGCTTGTTGTTGCGTAGTGATTGTGTTCTGAAGCTGCTGTACTGCCGCCTGTGTGTCTGGCTGAGCGTTCTGAGTCAATTGTGAATCCGATGGCGAAGTCTGCCCCGAGTATGAAAGCACGATGATGGTGTAGTCGGGGGCAATGGTGTTCTGAGCGTTCATCTGAGTTTGCAATTGAGTGACGGTTTCGCCCTGACCCGTTGGGGCTGTCAAACCCGCCGCGAGGAAAGCATTAACCTGACCACTCGGAACATAGGTATCCGTTTGTGGTTGAGCCGAGGACGGCGGGACGATATACCCTTCCTGAGTGAATTCCTTGAACGCCTGTCTCAACGTAATATATCGTCCCCACGGAAACGGCGAAACCACCTCATACCCCTTGGAGTCGGTGAAAGGCATCGTGCGACGAATGTCGTGATAATAGCCAGAATCCACGGTTCGCTGTTTTACGAACACGCCGCCGCCGTTGGCCGCACCATATTGTCCTTGCGTGCCCGCCGTAGCCCCTGCCGCAGGCATCTGATAGGGGGCGTATGTGTCTTTCTGAATTCGGAAACAAGCGGTGTTACTGTCGGGTTCTGTACCCCATGTGGTGCCGATACTGATCTGTTGGTTTTTAAGCACCACCTGTTGCTGAGTAGACAACGCCTGATCTGGCGTCAGCGGGATTGACGCTGGGGTACCGACAATATTTGCTGGGTTGTTGCTCGTCGGGTAGATAAGTGGCTGACCTGAGGTACTCGGTGGGGTCAAAAAGCTAGAGGCGTTAGGGCCGACCAAGCTGGCAGTATTGGTAAAGTCTGGGCCGAGCGAAGTATTCGCCCCCTGTGGGGCGGTCGAAGATGCGTCCTGTAATGGCGGCTGCCCCGGGGTTTGCGGCTGAGCCTGTGGTAACGTCCACTGGAAAACCAAATCTGGTTGGCTTGAAAACGTCTGCACTGATGTGTTATTAGAGGTTGTACTTTGAGACGGAATCAGCGGACGCCGGCGCAGGGTGTCCATACCCACTGTCATGAGCGCGGTACCGCCCTGATTGTAGTTAAGCTGAATCGACTTAATGTAGCCGTACATGTCGCGATGCGGGATGAAGCAGGGGAATCCGAGCTTCAGTTCTGGTCGCATCGGAATCGTGACGGTGTAAGTTCGATATCCACGATTGGCACGAACAGTCTCAGAAGCCGCATAAGCAAACAAACCGTATTTATCGCCGTCGCGGAACCACCCAACCGATTTGGTGGGCTCTTCACGAAGCCCGAACTTTTGTAGTTTTGGGATATCGATGTATTCTACGGTTTCGAGTAATTCTTCCGCCCCGTTGAATTGGAATGATGGTTCCCAGTTGCCTCTCACAGTCATACGGGTGGTCTTGATTGCTGCCTGATCTTCGGTTTCAGCCTCACTCTCAATTTCATCCAAGTTGATGACAAACGGATTGTTTGCGGCGTTGATTTCGGTTACTGGATTTGATGTGCTTGTTCCGCTAGGGGAAGCGTTTGTCCCCGAAGCTGGTGGGGTGGTGCCGCTGCTTCCCGAGTTGGCGGACGGCGTAGTGTCCGTTGCAGTTCCAATATTCGTTACATCCAAATTGTACAGGGGTGGTTTGAAGATGACTTTTCCATCAACATCCTGATATCCCTCGTAAAGAATAGTGTGCAGGACTTGGCGTACTTCATCGACACGATTCGTAATCTTGTTGTTCAGGAGTTGGATTGTCGATACCGCCATGTCGGGCAAGTATTGCCTGATCGCTGGAAACGGTTGAGAATTGTTCGACGCATTGGTTAAAGCGAAGTTACCGACCTGAGCGGCTTCGTTTTGAACGGGGTATTTATCGTCAGCGGCGGCGAGTTTGTTTTTATCCTGCGTATTTTGAGCGGGCGAGTCGGCTGTCAATTTATCTGGATCGAGCGAAGCCGCATCCTTATACGTCATACCGTAGAAATGCACATCATTCTTCAGGTTATTGAGGATTGCTTGCCACTTGCTGATGTACCCGCTGACAACCGCTTGATTGAAAGCGTTCGTGGGGTCGCTGATTTTCCCGCCGTTTTCAATGCTATTTACGTAGAAACCTTCCGTCGTAACTCGACGGATAAACATGTCCACAATCATCAGGTATGGATTGCAATAGGCTAGGTTTGTCTTGAAGGGTACCGACCCCATTGGGGCGTTAGAAATTACGGCGGGGGCCAGTTCCACTTGCATCAATTCCAGCATGTGCAGGATGCCTAAGCATTGCACTTGAATTGAAAGCATCTTGCCGTCATCCGTTGTAGCAATATGACTCACCACGCCTTTGAACACTCGCCGTAGGAGCGTTGATCCGTCGTTACCGAAAAAATAGCCCTTGGCAAAGACCTGCACCTGCATCATTGTCTGAATGAGGTTGTTCCCACCCGGCATCTGGAATAAATGTTTGGCGTGGTTCGGGACCTGTATCTGGATCGACGCCGATGGGATGAGATTGTCTGTATCATAGCCAGCGTTGAACGAGGTGACGTAGCTATTGTGCTGCACGACGGTGTAAGGGTTGTTAGTCTCCACGTCGCTGACAAAATAATTCACCATGTACGGCAAGCCCTCGAAGAACACTACCAGATCGGGGCACGTTTTGATGATTGTCCGCTCTTGAACCGTCTGCGAAATATTGCGGATAGTGGTGGGGTTTGCCGCCTGAACCGCTGAGAGATTTGAAGGATTAGTGGCCATTATTTACCCCCCGTCAGTAGAGATACCGTGCCCGTCCCAGCCACGCCGCCGACTGCCGGGGTTTGCACTGGAACATAATCAGCCGTGGACGCTGGGGTGGATGGGAAATTAACGTATTCGCTACAAACCGCAACGGCGGGAGAAAGCGGGTTTACGTTGGGTGTAGCTGGGGCCGCTAACCCTGTGGGTGTCGGCGATGGGGGTTGCTGAGTCGTAGGCTGTGAAGTTGACGGCTTAGCCGCTTGTGCTTGAGTGGCGGCATAGACGGAGTACGCATTCCCCCGCTGCAAATCATTTTTGATTTGAGGTGTGATCGGCGAACTTGGACGATACCGTTCTTTCCATGAGACGAACGAAAGGTTGAAATCCATAAGAAACGGTGATTCGGCGTTCTGACTGATTTCTAAGCTCTCAAACATACCCGACCAAATGAAGTTCCCCACCGTCAGTTCCACGTCCTGATGCATTTTGATGCGACGACGAGCAAAGTCAGCAGCCAGCGGTCCTTCCGCTGTTTGCTCCCCCTCAAACCAGTACCCATTGTTCTCGAACACGACCTGAAGTTGTTCCAAGTTGCGATAGGATTGACTATAGGGCAGGTATCGATCTGTGAGACCGAACGCCCAGTATTGTCCCGCCGTCTTTCCGTTGAGAGTGATCTGAACAAAATCCTCACCCCATACGCCAAACTGCCATCCCGCACGGGCGAATGCTTGCGCGTCAAGCGTCTGA